AAAACTGCTGGGCAGATAATTCAAGAACATAATGATAAGAATTATGCCTTAGATGATAATGTTGTTGAGTATCGCCGCACTATGGAACCTGGCATTATCGGACAATTGCGAAATGCTGTTGATAAAGTAAAAAATCAGGATCTGTATAAGAATAAAGATTTTTATGTAGTGATGCTTATTACTATTGACCGTGTTTTAGGACATCCTAAGTTTGTATTTCTTGCACGACAATCATGCCCAACACCCGTATATAAACAATCAGTATGGAAATATAAACATAGTTCAGGTGAAATAGAATTTTTATGGTCTATTCCTGATGCTTTACGGTATGCTGAGATATTACAAAATCAGATACAATATATTACCAATCCTGAGTATTCAGATTTAGCGCGAACTGTTATTCTCATGGAAAATGGGGAACTGCTAAAGTGGGTTAAAAAAGAGAATGGTGAAAAAGAAGACGCAGTTATCACAATAAAAAAGGAAGATAACCATGTTTGAAGAATTAGAAGTAGTGGAGCAACAAAATACTGCACCTGAACAAACTGTAGCACAATCTGATGAACAAGTTCAAGCATCCCGACGCGATGCTAATACAAAAGCATTGAGAGATAAAGCTGAATATGCTGAACAAAGAGTAAGGGAACTTGAGTATCAATTACAACAGAATCAATTGCACCAAAAAGGCAATAAGATGCAGTTGGTTGATGAAGATGATGATGAAGATGACTTCCATATTGATAATGATAAATATGTAGAAGGAAAAGATCTTAATCAATTTAAGAAATACGTAAATAAGATCAAACAAGAAAATAAGAAGATTAAACAACAGTTTTCTGAATATGCTCAAAAGAATGAGCAAGATCAGGCAGAATTGCGTTTACGTTCTCGTTTCAATGATTTTGAATCAATAGTTAATAATGACAATATTAATAAACTAAAAGCACAAAAGCCTGAATTGTTTAATATTATTAAGAACGCTGGTTCTGGTACTTATGATAAAGGTGCTGCGGCTTATGAAATGATTAAGAATAGTGGCATTCTTAATAATGATTATGAAGATGTTGATAGACGTATTGAGCAAAATAAACAAAAACCACGATCAGCATCAACAGTATCGCCAAAGCATAGTGAAACACCATTATCTAACGTAAGTAATTTTGGTAGAAGAATATATTCAGATGCACAGAAAGATGAAATTCTACGTCTGTCTAATGAGAAAATAAGTAGTATGTAGATTTATTAGTTATTTTCTATATGCTGTAACAATCATATATTTCTCTTTTTTTTTAGGTCAGGGAAACATCATTTTCTCTGACCTATTTTATTGCTTATTTTTCCTAACTTTTATTATACTATCAATCAGCGCAAGTAGCCTCGCTAACTACAGACGCATCGGGATTCGTCAACCCATTACTATTCTCATCAAAGGCGCATAGAAGCTCGCCACTTCAGGACGCAATGAGTATTCGTCCACCTCATAGTGAAAACCAATAAGTTTAAATTATGTTCGTTTTTAGGGAGTGTGTATGATTACAACTACCACAAACCTACCTGCTCAGGTTCAACAATCGTTAGATGACGTGCTTTTAGCGGTAAGAACTCCGACTCTTATCCATAAACTAGCAGCTGTTAGAAAACGTATGCCTGCAAAAGGTGGTACAACTTTCCGTATGTCGCGCTACGATAGATTGCCGACAGCACCAGTTCCATTGGGAAATTCTGGCGCAACCCCTCCAGCCGTATCATTAAACCGTGTAGATATTGACGCTAAAATGAGTTTTTATGGCCTTTATTGTGCTATAAACAGTCAGGTAATATTACAAAACCAAGACGCAGTGCTTAATGAAACAGCACAACTGCTTGGTTTATCTATGCGTATGACCGAAGATCAACTGACTAGAGATATGCTAGCCAGTACAGCTTCGATTTACAATTTTACGGGTGGATCAAATGGTGACACGCCGAGTAATATCTCTTTGTCAGATATTTCAGAAATTACATCACTATTAATGTCAAATGATAGTTATATGATTTTGAATAATATCCAAGGAGAGGACCGCTTTGGGACGGGACCTTCCAGAGAAGCTTACCTTGCATTGTGTCATACGAATTTAACTAAAGATCTGGATAGTGTTAATGGATTCTTATCCAAATACTCATATCCAAATCAAAATGATACTTTGCAATCTGAATGGGGAGCGATCAACAATGCTCGCTTTATGGTTTCTTCTGTAGGATCTGTAACGCCAAATGCTTCTCTTTTGGGAAATGATGTTTATAACATATTTTTCGTTGGATTAGAAGCATATGCATGTATCGAACAAGACAATTTTTCCGCAAGGTTCCTTTATACTCCGCCTGGGGTTAATAATGATCCATTGTTCCAGAATTGTACTGTTGCTTACTCATTTGCAGAAGTCCCACGTATCCTTAATGATCTTTGGATAATTAACGGACGTTGTACGTTATCTTAATTAAGGAGAATATTATGTCTTTAACTTCAAATACAGTTCAAGGTCGTTTTACGAGTGATGGAACTGCAACGCAAATTAAACTTCCCGCTGGTGTTGATTTCATGTGGGTTAAAAACCAAACAGTATCATATGCCTCAGGTGCTGGTACCGGAGCAGAATTCTATTGGCAACGTGGGATGGCTCAAGGTCGTGGTACTATTTATACCAAGACTGCATCAACTAATGCGCTGGCAGTGGCACAGATTGCTGCTAACGCAGGATTTTATCTTATTGATACATCAGTTAATATCCCTGGGCCTTCATTGTCTCTGACAGGTATTACTGCAGCTGCAGTTGTTAATACTGCTAACACATCGTCACTCAGTGATGGTGATGTTGTCCGTATTTTCAGTACTGTGGGAGCTAAGCAATTGGGTGGTTTAGACTTTACTATTGGTGATCTTAATGCAGGGGTCAGTTTTGATCTCATGTATATGGAAGCAATAGCAAGTGCTAACCCTGGTGCTGGAACATTCAGACGTATTCCTTATGATCCACTTTATTATCCACGTAGACGTTATATAACGAAGATCTCACCAGATGTTAATGGCAATGGAATTATCACGTTATCCGTAATTCATGGATATACCGTCGGTCAAGTTGTAAGACTAATTATTCCAACAGTTACCGCTTCAACATATGGTATGACTGAACTTAATGGTCTGCAAGCTACTATTATTGAAGTAGGAGCAGCAGATGCTGATGGCGCAATCAATACTATTACTATTGATATTGATGTAAGTGGATTTACTGCATTTGCATTCCCATTAACAACTGCACCTGGATTTACTCCAGCTCAGGTTGTTCCGATGGGTGAGAATACTTCAGAAGCTTTATCAGCTAATGTTAATATTCTTAGTGATGCTACTGAGAACACAGGATTCTTCGGAATTCAACTTACTGCTGGTGCTAACTCACCGGGTGGTGTTGATAACGATGTAATTTACTGGGTTGCCGGTACATCATTCAACGTAGATAATCTATAAAAAATAACTGGGGATAGATTATTGGCCGTGTCCCCAGTTATCTATGAATAAAAAAGGTATGTTATGAAAAAACAAGAAATTAAATCCGGTTTATCCCATCGCTACATAAGTCCTCAAAAGAATGTTTCTAAAGTAACAAAAGAAGAATTAACACGGCAGATGCAAAAAAGACGTGAACGTGATGAAGAATTAGTTACGGGAATGTTCCAAAACAAAGAAATGCCAGGGGCTCGTCATGTTCCGGTAAGATTTGTGTATAAAATGTATCAAAATCAAACACCAGAAGTATATGAATTATATGATGGTGAATGTTATTCATTACCACGTGGTGTTGTGCGTCATATTAACACCAATTGTTACGTAAAAGAATACCTGGATGTTAATGGTGCACCTCACTTGCAAAAAGCTATTCTTCCTGAAGGACGTGGAATCATGCGAGCAAAAGAAGATATGCAAATGTCACGCAAACAACATCGTTTTGCATTCTCACCATTGGACTACATGGAAGATGAGTTTGATGTGTATCCTGCAGCTAGTTTAATAGAAGTTACTGCTTCTCCATAAAGGATTGCAATGCCAGACAATACTCAAAGCTACTATGCACAACAGTTTCCTGTATTCCAACGCGCTATGAGAAATATACTTTCCATTACACAAGCTGAGGAAGCTTTGGTTACTACTACATTTGATGGAGTTAACCCAGGCAATCATCAATACTCTACAGGATTAATTGTGAGACTCTATGTGCCTAATGGTTTTGGTATGGTGCAGGCCAATCAACTTTCTGGACCTATAAAAGTTGTTAATGATACCCAATTTACGATAACTATTGATACAACAAACTTTGATGCATTTGTAATTCCTGATCGCCAACCAGGTAACTTTGCAACACCTGCTCAAGTTGTACCAATTGGTGAAGTTAGTAGCATGTTGATTCAAGCAACAAATAATGTGTTGCCATACCCTTAAAAAAGGAGGTTAGTAATGGCAGATTTAGTACCTGATGTAAGTTATTCTACGTTAGAGAAGATACAAATAAAAGTAAGACGATTGACTCGTTGTCCGTCATTATCTCAACTAAGTAATGATCAACTTAATGAGTATATTAATACTTTTATATTATATGATCTTCCACAGCAACTACGATTGTTTTCTTTGAGAACAACATTAACGTTTTATACGCAGCCTGGAGTGGATGTCTATAATACTAATACTACTGTTATCACTGATCCGCTTTATAATTTCAAGAACAGATACATAACAATACATCAACCAGTATATATGGCTGGTATACAAAGTTATTTTACACAATGGCGTGATCAGTTTTATGCTATGTGGCCACAGACTAATACAATCTCTCAAACACAACTATTTGGTAACAATTCATCAGGACCATTTGCGGGATATATCCCGACATTTAGCCCACCACTTTCTGGCGTACAGGTTCCTCGTGTACCTTACCCATTTATATTGCAGAGCAGTGTTAACTTTAACTGTGTTAATACTGATGGCACTTCAATGATTATGATTGATGTTCCCATAAGCAATACGATTGGTAATCTTACCCAGGCAAATGTTCCTTTAGTGGCACCGTTTGATACTACACAGAATCCTAATAACTATATTAACTATCAAACAGGTCAGTATGTAGTGACATTCCCTAATAATACCCAATCAATGGCACCAATATATTTTGAAGGGATATTGTATCAACCTGGTAAACCAACAAGTATGTTGTTTTATGATAATAAATTTACCATTCGCCCAGTTCCCGATAAAACGTATGCAATACAAATGGAAGCTGATATAAGGCCAACAGCTTTGATGGATGCTACTGATATTCCTCAAATAGCACAATGGTGGCAGTACATAGCATATGGTGCATCTAAGA